GGAGGAATAGGAACACCAGAAACATCTTGGTTATATGGCACAGGAATAAAAGGCAATTTAGCAGGCGCTATTGGTAATGGATTAACATACCACGCTTTTATTAAATATATGATTTGTAGAGAATTTGGATTTACATCAAGAGTAACTCCCGCAGTAATTTCAATAGGATTAGCATTGTTAGTGTATTGTAATGAATTACTTGAAGTTATAGTAAACTGTGCGACAGGAGTACTGTCGAAATAAGGGTTATAATTACCATTGCCGTTAGGCGGAGGAGGTAGAAGATTATAATTTTGCTGCCAGTAAGTATTAGCGTATGTGTCATTATAAGTGTTGACTTGTTGAAAGGCATATGTGTTATAGAGTTTGCCTGATGGTAATATATTTTGACCCGTAAATGCGAAATAATTGTTGTCTTGGTCTGCGATTGGACTATCAGGATACGAAAAATACAGTTCATTCGTATTAGCAAGGTAAGATTGACTACCTAACGCAAAATTACCTGCTGATAAAGAAGGCAGATTAGCAACATTGAGAGAAACATCAGTAGTGAGAGTAATAGATGATGGTCTTAACTCGCCAGATACAGTTCCCCCCTGTATGTAAGGATTTGTGACTAAATCTGGTAAATTAAAATTGTCGCCACTACCGCCGTATGTGTATCCTATCTGGTTAAATAAATGGTCGTAGGTTGTAGTGTTTAATGACTGCCCATTACATACTAACATACCATTGTTGTAAGGGATAGTATTACCAGCAAAAGCAACGATAGAACCTACTGGCAATGGGAACCTTTCAAAACCGAGTGTATTAGAGAAAGACATATCTTATATAAATAAGATATATTTTTTTAATACACCCAGTCGTGTATTTTCGTTAATTTATCCATCGGTATATAAATATGCTCTTTTTCGTCCCACGCTTGTTTTGCCCTGCTAAACATATCGGTTCGAAACTCCTTGAATGTTTCTGGGTCGTATTCGATATAATATAACGCATCTGTAAAATTAAATAGAAGCATTAAACCACGGTCGCCTCCCAGTTTATTCATCGTAATCATTGTGTCTGGATAAGTAGTTGAACGACATGTGCGGGATTTGACCTCGTAATTGTACTGCGGACATGTGTAATCATATTTAGCATACTGCTCCTCGTTTGCTGTTATAGCACGATTAAAAAATTGTTGTATAATAGGATATACCTTGCTCTCTCCCTTTTTGCCGTATTTGTATGAACTCTGCCAGTGAACCATTCTCCTAAACTATAATGATATTTAATTTGTTTGATTTTAACGAAAAATAATCTAAATAGAATGTATAATGAACGACCATTCCCACGATAGTATCCTTAAACGAATTGAGACACCGATGACCGATGCCGATTTAGAACGCCATACTGGTGTAAAACCGCAGGATATAATCAAATATAGTGATTTAAAGAATTACAACGATATTCAGGAACTATTACCTACTAATAAGTCATTCAAGATTATTCTCATCGAAGACGAAAAGAATTCGGGACACTGGGTAAGTATAATGAGATATGGTAAGACAATAGAATACTACAACTCGTATGGTGCTAAATATGATACGGACTGGAAATTTATAAACAGAATGAAACGACTTATTTTAGGAGAAAGTACAAACGAAATGACGAGATTAATGGATAAAGCAGTAAAAGACGGGTTCAAAGTCATCTGGAACACGAAGCGCCACCAGAAAATAGGCAACAGGATACAAACATGTGGACGCTGGAATATAATGCGTATCGAAATGATGAAAATGGGATTTACTAACGAGCAATTCAATAAGAAAGTCAAAGAATTAAAAGCGCATTTAAGCGAAGAAATGAATGGTGGCAACAAAGTAAGTAATGATTTTGTTGTCAGCAGATATGTTTTTTAATCTTCCTTTTTTATATAGTTATTTTGTGCCGTTTCGACAGATGTTCCCATCGCTTTTGTATCCTGTTTTAATTCTTGCGATTGTTTGCCGTATTTGTCGGTTAGAAATATTGCCCTTAATAAAGAACACCCTACTTTTTTTTGAAAGATTTTATTTAAAATCCGCGTCATTTCGGTGCTTGTTTTCACTGCCGTGCCGTCCTGATGGACTAAAAACGGAACAGGCGACATTTTCTTCTTTTTCACCTCCTTTGAACTGGGGTGAAACTTTAAGTAAATACGAATAATATCCTGTAATTCGTCTGGGACTTTTAGGATTTGTTGCGAATATTTCTTCTGGGTTTTGTAATTGTTGAAAATCCACTCCATATTATCTAAATTTAGGTAATTGTGTTCTGTGCTACTGGGAACACCCCGAACCATCATCATGTCGGTATAATCTTTATTACGGCGTGGTTGTTGTAGTGTATACAATGCTAATATAAGAGTATGTAATAATGTTTCATACTCTTTCTCTGTGAGTTTTTTGTTTTTTTCTAAATCTTTAAGCACTTCTTTCATGCCCTCCATTTTCGAATTAACATCGTCTTGTTCTATCCAGTTCTCCTTTACTTTTTCTGTTTTATCGGTGTTGTCTTTTAGTTGTTTGTTTAATTCGACTAAATGAGTATAATATTTAGCATATAGTTTTCTGTACTTTGCTTCTGGGCGGTCTTTGAGACATGAGACAATACTTATTAAATAAGTTCTACGGGTATTAGGTTTCATTTCTTCTAATTTGCCTAAAATAGTAGGGTCGCTCAAAAATTTGAGGTCTTTGATTATTTTACCGCCATTTAATTTTGTTAAATTAAAAGTATATAGTTTCCTTGATGAAGGGGAAATATCAGGTTTGTTTGAGAATGGGTCGAAGTCGGTCATTATAGATTATATATATATAATAATCTACGGGAAATAATCTTTAATAAATTATTTATTTAAATATTATATTATATCTCTAATGTATATATAATGAATAGTAGAGGTGGAGGACTAAATCAAAGTGCCGGAGCATTCGGCGCTCCTGCTTTAACATCGAACTATTTAAGTTTAAACAATCAAGTCAAGCGTTTAATCGAAAAGATAAACCCATACCCGCCTGCTGCTGATGTAGTAACTACGAACACTAATCAAACTATCACAGGTGCTAAAACATTCGACGGAAGTTTAAACGCAGTAACGGTTGATATTTTAGACGACAGTCGTTCTGTCGCTACTACTGAATGGGTCAAGGACTACGTGCCTACTATTACTGGTGGTTTCGTCACTGCGAGTGCGAACAATACATTTACCGGATTAAATACCTTCACTCTTCTAACCACTTTCAGTGATATTTCGTGTAATACTTTAACATACAACACACTCAACCCACCTATTCCAACACCAGTAGACCCATCACTCAACACTGTACTCACTGCTGGTAATACTGCTACAAATAGTATTGTTCTTGATAATAGTGGAACTGGAACGAATGTTATTTCATTATTACCTAACTTCGTTGCTAATAATCCTCATATAGAACTAACAGATGGAACAACAACAAATAGAATTAATAAAAACGGATATACCACACGCAATACGAATGCGAACTCAACACATTTTCTTAATTTTGTAGATGCTTCGGGAACTGCTATTCACTCTATACAGCAAACAACAGGAATAGAGTGTAATCCTTCAACTAAAACTATTACAGCAACAACATTCGTAGGTGATTTATCAGGAAACGCCACGAATGCTACTACTGCTACAACTGCTACTACTGCTACAACTGCTACTACTGCTACAAATGCTACGAATGTTGGAATTACAAGTGATAATACGAGTGGAACATATTATTTACCATTCGCAAAAACAAGTGGAACTGGAAACAAACCTCTATTTATTGACGACACAACTACTCCATTAACATATAATCCTTCAACATCTACTCTTACAGCAACAACATTCGTAGGTGATTTATCAGGAAACGCCACAAGTGCTACAACAGCGACTAACGCTACAAATGCTACAAATGCTACAAATGCTACGAATGTTGGAATTACAAGTGATAATACGAGTGGAACTTATTATTTACCATTCGCAAAAACAAATGGAACTGGAAACAAACCTCTATTTATTGACGACACAACTACTCCATTAACATATAATCCTTCTACATCTATTCTTACAGCAACAACATTCGTAGGTGATTTATCAGGAAACGCTACTACTGCTACAACTGCTACAAATGCTACGAATTCTGTGATTGGTTTAGATAATGCTTCTACTCTTGTGTATCCTACTTTTGTGAAAACGAGTGGAGCAGGAAACAAGGGTCTTTTTATTGACGATACAATCACCCCCTTAACATACAACCCCAGCACAGGTGCTTTGACTACAAGTTCGTTTGTTGCTTCTTCCGCAGGTTCTACTAATACAATTTCAACAGGTAGTATGGTGATTGCTAATCCAGGTGGAACTCTTACTATCAATCAAGGTCAGGTTTCTACTACTACTTCAACTTTAAGTGTAAATGCTGGAACTTCACTACAATTACAAATTGCGTCTTCTACTCTTGGTATATTAAGCACGACTTCTTTTAGGATTTATAAACCGCTTTATTTGGACGATAATAGTTCTCATCAATCTATTTTAGACGCAAATTGGTTTGGGACTGCGTCGGTTAATTCAACAAATATTTATCAACCTTCGGCAATAACAAAAGAATTAAATATTGGTGCGTTAGGGTCAGCAGGAAGTATAACCCCTTATCCTTTCTCCACTTTAAGAAGGTATGCTACAACCCACAATAGTTATACTTCTTCTACTGATACTACACCATTATTAATTACAG